CGTGGGTTCGTTGAGGAATACCTCGGTGACATCCAGAGTCTTGAAGCGTTGACCAGAGCGATTGTCGAAGGATCAGCCGCAGCAGCCAAGGTGTTATTCCTTGTGAACCCCAACGGTACTACCCGCGCACGGACGCTGGCTGAAAGCCCCAACGGTGCGATTGTTCAAGGGAGTGCAGCGGATGTCAGCACCTTACAGCTTGGAAAGTTCAACGACTTCCGAACGGCTCAGGTCACAGTCGAAGCCATCAAAGACCGTCTCGGTGGAGCATTCCTGCTTACATCCGGTGTGGTTCGACAGGCTGAGCGTGTTACCGCCGAGGAGATCCGAATGCTTTCACAAGAGCTAGAGACTTCCCTTGGAGGAATGTATAGCCTTCTTGCCAGTGAGATGCAGTTGCCCTTGGTGACACGAATCATGATGGTGATGCAGAAGAAGAAGACTCTGCCTAAGCTTCCTAAAGATCTCGTCAAGCCTGTGATTGTTACAGGTGTAGAGGCTCTTGGTCGTGGTAACGATCTCTCTAAGCTTGACCTGTTCCTTGCTGGTGCTGCCCAAGTGGTTGGCCCACAGGCTATTGGACAATTTGTTAATGTTGAAGACTACTTCAAAAGACGCGCTACCGCTCTCGGCATTAAGACTGACGGACTCATCAAGAGTTCTGAGCAGATGCAACAAGAGCAACAGATGGCGCAAATGCAAGCTCTCAGTGAGAAGCTCGGACCCGCTGGTATTAAAGCCTTGAACGATCAGTCGTTAGCGGGTAATATGCCGGAGGTTGAACCACCTGAATAGTAATGGAATCCGTAACATACAACGACCCAACTCCCGAGGAGAACATCTCTTTGGAGCAGCAAGCCGCAATGCAAGAGGAAGCGCAAGAACAGCGTGACCAACAGCAGCCGACACAACAACCCGAGGAAACCCCAACGGAAACACCGGAACGCCCTGAGTGGCTCCCCGAGAAGTTCGATAGCCCCGAGTCTATGGCTGAAGCCTATGGACAACTGGAGCAACGCTTCCACGAAAAAAGTAACAACAACAACGAACAGTCCGAAGACAACTCGGAGGAAGCTGAAGCGACACCCGCAATGGGTGAGGTCGTGACAGCAGCATCTGACGAATACTACGAGAATGGGACGTTATCCGACTCAGCCTACCAGAGTCTTGAAGAAGCTGGATTGAGCAGGGATGTTGTTGATACATATGTCCAAGGTTTCGAGGCACTCCAATCCCAGCAAGAAGAGTCTCTTCAAGCGGAGATCGGAGGAAAAGATAACTATGAGTCTATGTCCGATTGGGCATCTACCGCTCTTACCGACCAAGAACAAACGGTCTACAACAACACCGTAGAGAGTGGAGATCGTGATGCCGCTGCGATGGCTATCCGAGGTCTCTATGCTCGCTATGTAGCTGACGGAGGAGATCCTGTAGCTCTTGTCCAAGGAGGAACTGCTGGTAACGCACTTGCGGTTCCCTTTGGTTCTAGCTACGAGATGACTCAATCAATGGCTGATCCTCGTTACGATAACGACGAAGGCTACCGTAGAAGTGTTGAAGCTCGCATTGCCGTCACCCCTTAACCCCCACAACAATATGTCTAACATTATTACCTACATCCTGGAGAACTCTACAGAACTCATCGGGATCGCTACCGCCATTGTAACAGCCGCCAGTGCTATCGCTGCGTTAACACCTACACCCCAAGATGACACTTGGGTTGGCAAGGCGTATCGCGTCGTTGACTGGCTTGCGTTGAACATCGGGCGAGCTAAAGAATAACACTTATAGCCGTGAAGCTGTCTCTACTACTCCTAAAACTACTTATATCATTCCCAAAAGTAGCAGAGGCACTTCGCGGTCTTTTAGACAGCTATGAAGAAGAGTTATACCGTCGTAGGCATAGCGACATGCGTGATGTTATTGATGACTGGGTGCGCTCCGACTCTTCGTCCGACAAGGCTCCCCGAGTTTTTCGAGAAGCTGGATCAACATCAGTTCAGTCCCGAAGAGAAAAGAACCTTGGGGGAGATACTTCACTACATCAACGACCTAGAGAACGATGCCCAGTAAACGAAAAGGATTGTCCCTTAGAAAAGAACACAAGTCCGAAAAAGGAGGACTGACTGAGAAGGGACGAAAATACTACAACCAAAAGACAGGTAGTAATCTTAAGAGACCGCAACCAGAGGGAGGACCAAGGAAGCGGTCTTTTTGTGCGCGTATGTCAGGAGCGAAAGGACCGATGAAGGACACTAAAGGTCGCCCCACAAGGAAAGCCCTAGCACTCAGACGGTGGAAGTGCTGATAATTTTTAACAATAACAACAACAACCAAAATGCCCAAAGTAGGAAAGAAGAAATACCCGTATACCGCCGAAGGAAAGCAAGCCGCCAAGAAGGATGCTAAACGCTCTGGATTGAAGCTTAAGAAGACTAAGGGTGGTTGAAAGTAGTGTTGTTATTTAATTCAAGTTCTGAATCCCACAATGGCCAAGATCTGCCCCAAAGGAATCTCATGGGCTAAACGCACGTTCGACAAGTATCCGAGTGCTTACGCTAACATGGCGGCATCAAAGTATTGCAAAGACCCGAACTACGGGAAAGGCAAGAAGAAGAAGTCGAAGTTAACAATTAAAAAGAACAAGAACCGTGGGTGAGTTAGCTAAATGGAGAAACCAGAATTGGGTCCGTATTGGAACCGATGGAAAGATCAAAGGCGAATGCGGAACCTCAAAGAACAAAAAGAACCCAGACAGATGTCTTCCATTATCGAAAGCGAGATCCCTAAGCATACCCCAACGTGCGGCAACTGCGAAGAAGAAGAAACGTGCTGGCGCGAAAGGGAAGCAATTTGTTGCCAACACCCCGAGTGCCCGTGTGAAACGGAAGAAGCAGAGCTAGGGGACATCGTTCAAATATACTTTTTAGACCACGCTCAAGACAGCGAGGATGGTCCAATTTTATGCACCGTCTATGGTTGTGTTATCGACCAAGGCGATCATTACATCACAGTCGCTTCGTGGCAAACCCACATAGCTGACTTTGAAGATACAACTTTCACCATTGTTACAAGCTGCATTACTAGCTTGGTGGTGTTAAAACAACAACCGTCATCATAACGATAGACTCCGTAACGAGGCCGAAGATGAGACCCACCGAGGTGGACAATCAATAACTCTGAACCCGACCACTGGATACATCTGATTGAGGACACCCTTAAACCAAAAACAAAAATAGAAACCATATATTATGGCTAACGGAAATACTACTGCGTCCCGCTTGGGACAAATCAACGCTTCTGGCGATGTCGATGCGTTGTTCTTGAAGGTGTTCTCAGGAGAAATCCTGACCACCTTTGAAGAGATGAATGTTATGAAGGGTCTTCACACGATCCGCACCATCTCTAACGGAAAGTCCGCTCAGTTCCCTGTAACTGGAATTGCGACTGCTAAATACCACACGGCTGGAGAAAACATTGCTGACGCTGGAAACAGCTATCTCAGTTCTGTTAAGCATGCTGAGAAGGTCATCACGATTGATGATGTTCTCCTTGCTTCCACCTTCATCTCTAACATTGATGAGCTTAAGAACCACTACGATGTCCGTAGCATTTACGCTAAGGAACTCGGTAAGGCTCTTGCCAAGCGTTTCGATGTTGCGACCATGAAGACTCTTGTCGCTGCTGCTCGCACTTCTTCCGTTATTACGGGAGGAAAAGACGGCATCGCTATCGACGGAGGTGAGCCGGGTTCATTCACTGCGGCTGTCATCCAAGAGAAGCTCTTTGAGGCTGCTCAGAAGTTGGATGAGAACGACATCCCGAACGATGGACAGCGTTACGCTATCTTGAAGCCTGGTGATTACTACAAACTTCTCCAGTCTGACCAAGAGGTAATCAACCGTGACTTCGGTGGTCGTGGTGACGTTGCTACTGGATCGCTTCCAATGGTTGCTGGTCTTCGCATCTTCAAGTCCAACCACCTTGCTGACGTTGCTGTCGCTGAGGCTGCACAGGACCAAGATGACGATACCTCTAACAACGATGTCTTCGGAGGCAGCGGAACCGGATACAACGGTGACCTCTCCAAGACCTTCATCATTGGTGGACACCCGTCTGCTGTCGGAACTGTCAAGCTTCTTGACCTTGCGACCGAGAGTGATTACAAACTTGAGCTTCAAGGAACCCTGTTCGTTGCTAAATATGCAATGGGCCACGGTGTTCTTCGCCCTGAAGCTTCGTTTGAAATCAAGGATAATGATTAATCCCACCCCAAGGTTTTCATCCCTGTCCCCTTCGGGGGATGGGGGTGTTACCTTCCCTTTCCTTTTTCTTTTATAACAACAACAACTATGGCTACCCTGACTTCTGAACTTAATGCGGTTAACACCATGCTGGGATACATCGCGGAATCTCCTGTTAACTCCATCGCGGATACAACCGCCCTGCCACCGTCAGCGGCATTAGCTAAAGGTATTCTTGATGAGGTCTCTCGTGAGGTTCAACAAGAAGGGTGGCATTTCAATACAGCTAAGGACTACAAACTTGAGGCTAACTCATCCAATGAGATTGAGTTACCCGAGAACGTCCTTCAAGTAGATGCTGTAGACAATACACACGATGTGGTCCAACGAGGAAACAAACTGTTCAACCGTAAGGACTACACAACGACTTTCACCATTGATGAGATTAAGGTAGACATCACCTTCCTTTTAGAATTCATCGAGCTTCCCGAACAGGCTCGCCGTTACATAACACTCAAGGCATCCCGTATGTTCTCCAACAGGATTGTTGGTTCGCGGGAGATTGAAGCACTTATCTATCGGGACGAGATCATGGCTAAATCAGCTATGGAAGAAGCCGAAGGAACCAACTCAGACCGCACCATCTTTGACAACTTTGACACCGCAGGACGCATCGGTATTAACCGTAGAACAGACCTTGCGTAATCACTAACATGGCTAACATAACCACATCCGTCCCTAACTTGATTCAAGGAGTAAGCCAACAGTCTCCTCGGGTCAGGATTCCTGGTCAATGCGAGGATCAGCTTAATGCTCTTCCTACAGTCACCAAGGGACTCACCAAGCGTCCACCAGCGCGGCTTATCAAGAAGCTGACCGATGCGAATGTCTTTAACAAAGGCGACATGATTCACTTCATCGAGCGCAGTGCGACCGAACGGTATGTGGTTGTTATTGAACACAGGAGCCAGAGCGACCGACAAGGTGTTCTTAGGGCGTTCAATGTGGACACAGGAGCGGAGGCAACGATTGAGGGTGTTACTGGTGGTTATAACATCAATAACAATTACCTCCAACTGAAAGCAACGGATGACACTCTTTTCCCTGCGTCAGACTCCCACAAGCTCCTCAAAGCTCGCACCCTTGGAGACAGCACGTTCATCCTTAACACCACCAAGACTGTAGCTAAAAGCACGGATGTCAACGATAAGTCCCCCGCTCTCGACAAGTCACGCGCTCTGGTGTTCATCAAGCAAGGCGACTTTGGTAAGAAGTATGGTCTTAAGTTCCGTGAAGTGGGACGTTTTACTGGTTCGGGCGCAACCTTCACGCTGACTTGGGAAGCGGTTGACATCAAAGGGTTTTTTACAGCTAATCTTCAAAATCGTTCCTACCGCTTGAAGTCTGTTGAGGTTGCTTCTGGAGGCACAGGTTACGCAGATGATGACACACCTACTTTGGATTTTGCTGGTGTTGATTGGCAAGTCCGTCCTGAGATTGTTACCACTATTCAAGGTGGTTCGGTTACTAGCGTAGAGTTGGTTCATCCAGGACAGACTATTTATTATTACACCAACTTAATAGACCCCACGGCTCCAGAGACCCAACCTCACAAGACACTCTCTGAGTTTCCTAGTTCTTCTAGCTCTTCGGCTCCTTATGAGGAAGTATCTATTGTTACTGAGA